CGGTGATTGAACAAATGGCTACCCCATGATAGACTCGATTAACCCCCTTCCTGCGAGGCACAAATGAGCCTACAAATTGCTGCACAACACCTTGCCTCCCGTGGGCGTGGTCCAGATACTCAACTAGTTTACATGGCCCCGCAAGAAGTTGCCGGGCTTAACGCATTGGCCAGAGCCCACGGCGGCTCCCTGACCACCAACCCCGATACAGGTTTGCCCGAAGCTGGCTTCTTGTCAAAACTTTTGCCGACTTTGATCGGCGCGGGTTTGTCGATTGCCTCCGGGGGGACACTTACTCCTATGATGGCTGCTATGCTGACGGGCGGTGGTTACGGTTTGGCCACTGGCAGTTTAAAGAAAGGCTTGATGGCGGGTCTCGGCGCGTACGGCGGCGCTGGTTTGATGGGTGGTTTGAGCGCTGCCGGAACTGCCGCCGCTGGGGCAGAGAGTGTGGTTAATCCACTTACGGGGGTGGAAGCAGCCACCTTGGAAAATGCTGCGGTGGCCCCTGCTGCGGGTGTTGAGGTAGGAGCCCCAATTGTGGATGGCGCGAATCTGTCCCAGACGGGGTCTAACCTTTTTGGTTCCCCCGGAACGCCCACACTTACTGCGGCTCCCGCAGCAGTAGCACCTCCACCTCCACCGCAACCACAAGTGGATTTCCTTTCCGGCATGGACAGAGCGGCCTTGGAAAACAAAGCGGTTAGCGGGTTCAACCCCGCAAATACCGGTAGCCTTGAAAATGCGCAGCGGGGGTTGTCCGGGCTTATGAATAACCCAGCCTCGCGTGACGCGTTTATGACCAAAATGGGCGGCGGAACTGGGCTTCTTAAAACAGGAATGATGGCAGCGGCTCCCGTACTTTTGAGTGGCCAAGATCAAGATGGGTATAAGGGCAGTGGCCCCAACCCATACGAATACTCGTACGACTACAGAACTGGTTCATATACTCGCCAAGCCCCCGGATACCGGGATGCGCAAACTGTTACACCACCACGGGCCATGGCTGATGGTGGTTATGCCTACTCATACGATCCAGTTACACAAAGTTATGGCCAAATGAGCGCCCCAGATACAGGTTTAGAGGGGATAAGTGGCAGTGGTGGTAACGAATACTCGTATTCATACGATCCTGTAACCCAGACGTATAAGCAGCTTTCCGCCCCTCCCGTCTCTCCAGCGGCAAATTCTGCGTTTGTGGATAGCTACGGCGGCGCGAATGATGGGGGCATTGGCGGTGGTCCGGGTGAAGGCGGCGGAGGCGGCGGCGGAATGAGTAACTCCGGCGAAGGCGGTGGCGGTCCGGGAGAAGGTGGATGGGCTGTTGGCGGTCTTACTGCTTTGGCTCGTGGGGGCCAGAGCCATTTGGGGGATTACTCGGATGGTGGGCGCATGTTGCGCGGCCCCGGCGATGGTGTGTCGGATTCAATCCCTGCCACGATCGGTGGCAAGCGCCCTGCTCGTTTGGCCGACGGCGAATTTGTTGTGCCCGCCCGCGTTGTGTCTGAGCTGGGTAATGGCTCGTCTGAGGCTGGTGCCCGCAAGTTATACGCCATGATGGACCGTGTGCAGAATGCCCGCAAGAAGTCGATTGGCAAAAACAAAGTGGCTGTGAACAGCCGCGCTGCCAAACTGCTACCCGCATGACGGAATACGCCGTAGAAGACCCCAGCACCTTCATCGAAGAGCTGAAGGAAGTCATCCCGTTGCACTACGATGAGTTGTGCGTCACCAAAGACTTCCCACTCATGCCCGACTATGAAGGATATGGGCGGCTCTACGTGGCGGGGCTTTTGCGGTGCGTCACTGCGCGGGATGAGAGTGGGCTGATCGGTTACGCTATCTTTATTGTGCAACCGCATTTACACTACAAGTCTTGCAAAACAGCATTTGAGGACATCTATTTCCTCAGAAAAGAACATCGACTGGGGCGCACGGGTATCCGTCTGTTTCAGTTTGCGGAAGAAGCCTTGCGTGCAGACGGTGTTAATCGCATCATCATGCACACGAAAATTCATTTGGACAATTCGCGGCTGTTTGAGTATCTTGGCTACAAGCATACAGACAAGCTGTACACAAAAATTTTGAGCATGGAGCAATCATGAGCTACTCCCGCCGACAACTTGAAGCCTTTGGGGAACCACTTGGCGACAGCGTAACCCGCAAAGAAGGCGGGCGTATTATCTACGGCGGTGGCGGCGGTGGTGGTGGTTCCGGTACCCAAACTCAAGTTACTGACTTGCCCGATTGGGCAAAACCGACCGCCCAGCGAAACCTTGGAAAAGCCGAAGCGCTGACATCGGACAAGCCATACCAAAGCTATGGCAACTGGGCGCGGCAAGAAGGCATCGACCCCAACCGTGTGGCGGGGTTTACTGACCTGCAAAACCGATCCTTCCAAGGTGCGCAAAATCTTCAACCATCCGAAGGTTTGCGTCCTGCAATGGGCATGGCCGGTGCGGCTACTATGGGTAGTTTGGGCGCTGGGCGAAACTATATGAACATGGCGACCGACCCGAACGCCATGCAGGGATTTATGTCCCCATATATGCAGAACGTGGTCAATACACAGCAGCAAGAGGCAATCCGCCAGTCGGGTATACAAGGTGTTCAAAACCAAGCGCAGGCCACGCAGGCTGGGGCGTTTGGTGGGTCACGTCAAGGGCTGTTGGAAGCCGAGCGCCAACGTAATCTAGGCACGCAACTGGGCAGCATACAAGCTACGGGCTTGCAAAACGCGTTTCAAAATGCCCAGCAGGCGCAACAGTTTGGTTCCCAGCTTGGGCTGCAAGGTTATGGCCAAGCCATTTCTGGCGCTGGCCAAATGGCCAACATCGGCACGCAACAGTTCGGCCAGCAAAGAGACATTCTTAACTTGCAAAATCAGTTCGGTGGGCAGCAACAAGCCAACGAACAGGCTAAGCTCGGTTACAACATGCAGGATTACTCTGCCCAGCAGCAGTACCCTTACCAACAGCTGGCGTTTCTCTCAAACATCATGCGCGGCACTCCCATGGGGGGCATCAGTACCATGTATGGTGCGCAACCCACTATGGGCCAAAACATCGCAACTCTGGGTATGGCTGGTTACGGTATGAGCCAGCTCACGAGAGCCGAGGGTGGTACTGTCTCCTCCTACGCTGGTGGTGGTAGCGTTGACAGCGCCCAGAACATCGAGTCCATCGTGGACAAGCTGTCGGACCCACAGTTGAAGCAAGCCGCTGAAGCCGCCAAGATGCGTGGCGATGTGGAGCAGTTGCAGATCATCCAGCAAGAAATGGCCATGCGTGCCTCTGAGCGTAACGGCATGGCCGGTGCGTTCAATCAGCTTTCCGAAGGGCAGCAAGAAAAAATGATGGCCGGGGGTGGCATAGTGGCGTTTGCCGGGGATGAGGACGAAAACGAAGACGGTTTAGGGCAGTTGGTGGGCGGCATGGCCCCCACTGAAGGCAACCCCGAGGTATATAAGCAGTTGACTGGCTACTTCCCTCAACTGCTCAAGCATGTTGCAGGTGCTAAATACACGCCCATGGCGGAAGAAAAGTACGGCGAGGCAATTTCCAAACGCCGCGCAATGCTGGAGGAAGGCGCGGGTCCAAGCCCGTACGCTGACATCAAAACCAAATTGGAATCCATGCGTGGGGATAGTGAGAAAGAACTTTCCCAAGGTCGTGGGCTGGCCGCACTCCAAGCCGCCGCTGCTATGTCTCAGGGTCGTGGTTTGTTCCAAGGCTTAGGTCGTGCCGGTGGCGCGTTTGCTGAGTCCTATGGCCAAGCCCTGCGGGCTGACTCTGCGCAGAAGCGTGCGTTGATGAACATGGAAGTCAATTCCGCCGACGCCATGCGCAAAGAGCGTATGGGCCTCAACCGTGATGCGATTGCTGCCGCCGACCAAGCTCGCAAGGACCATGACGCAGCTCAGCAGTTCGGTATCAAGAGAGCCTCGGCTCTGGCCAACGTGGCGGGTAAGTTTGCCCAAGCCACTAAACCAACCAAAGCTGCTGGTGCTGGGGGTCCTAAGCCTCTCAAACTGCCTGAGCAACTGGCCGCTGCGGAAACTGCGCATGAGCTTAATCCGACAGAAACCACATTGGCAAACGTAAATGCCCTGCGCCGCGCTATGGACCGAGCCAGAACTTCAGATGTTGGCCCAACTCGTGCCGGTTTGGGTGAGAGCCAGCTGGACATAAAATTGGGCGATGCCATCAACACCGCGCAGCAAAAAGCAAAATTCACCCCCGAGTACCTTAAAGCGGACGCGGCAGGCAAAGCGCAAATTTTGCGGGATACCGCTGCTCAGGTCCGTGCAAATGCGGGTAAGACAGGACCCGTAAACAATAATTCCCCACAAGGGCGTAAACCTGATCTACAATTTGACGCATTGGGGAATTTGCTCCCCGGCTAAAGGGGATTTATGGCTATCCAAGCGCAACTGGCTGACGGACGAATTCTTGAATTTCCCGACGGCACCGACCAAGCGGTCATCCAGTCCACAGTTAAGCGCCTCATAGCCGAGTCCGCCCCTAAGCAAGCAGCCCCCGCACCACAAGGCGGTGGGTTTGAGCAGACCAACCCAATGGGGGATGACTTCGGCTCCTCCATCATGGCTGCGGCCCGCGCACCTAAGCGCGAAAGCGTACTTGAAGACCAGCAGATGCCCGGTCCGCTGCCGACCGAGGACAAGATGATCCGCCCCGAGTTTGTTTCCGGTCTGGAAGCACAACTCAACGCAATGCCGGAAGCCAAGCGCAGTGCCGCGCTTGCAAAGATGCTCCAACGCCCAGACGTTTACGGTCGTGCGGCCAAAGCCATCCAAGGTCGGTATGCAGCTAGAGAGGGCGTACAGCCTACTTCGCTCCAGAACCTGACTGACCTGCGGCTGGAGCAGCAACAAAGACGTTTCATCGACCAAGGCATGGAAGCCGATGCAGCTTTGAATCTTGCGCGTCAGCAGGCCCGGCAGGGTGTTGCTCGCCCTGACCTTCAGCAGATGAACCGAGACATCGAAGGCGAGATTGCCGACCAAGAAGCAGCGCGTATGCGCGAGGAAACTAAAGACGCTGGGTTTTTTGGGCGTGTGGGTGCGGAGACTAAAGCGCAATACACAAAAGCTGGGCTTGGCCTCATGAACGTGTTCGCCGATATTACCGGCGATGAGCAGATGCAGCAGGACATAGCTGGGGCTCGTGGCATGGTGGAGGCTGGGCAAAGGGCTATCCCCAAGGGCGACAGTATTTTTGAGCGTTCGGCGCAAGGGGCCATTTCGTCTTTGGCTGGCCAGACCCCCATGATCGCCCTGAGCGTGCTTACCGGTACGGCAGCTCCTGTTCTCTTGCAGGCAGGTGTTCAGCAGTTTAGTGATTCTTATGGCGAAGCTCGTGCTGCGGGGCGATCTCCCACAGCAGCAGCGGCCCGTGCTGTCCCTATGGCAGCGGCAGAAATTTTCTTCGAGCGCTTTGGTATGGAGAAGGCGCTTGCGGGCTTGACCAAACACGTTGCCAAGTATGGATACGACTCTATCCCTAAGTACGTTGGGCAGGCGGTACTGAAAGAAATTCCCTCGGAGTTGGCGACTACAGCGGCTCAGTACGGCATCGACATCGTGCCCGGTGTTGGCCTCAACAAAAGACCCAGTTTGGTCGGCTTGTACGAACAACTGGAAGAAACCCTGCGCCAAACGATCATCCAAGCCGGTACGCAAGCTGGCGTAACGATAGGCGCTGCAAAAGGTGTGCAGAAACTCGGTGAAGTGTTGCAATCTGGTGCCCCCAGATACGAACGCCCCGATGACATGGGGTATTACCAAGCCTTGCTTGCAGCAAAGAGCAAAGGGTTCTTGGTGCCCGAGCGCCGCAATCAGATGGTGCCTCCCCCACCCGCTGCCCCTGAAACTCCCGACGGACGGGTTGAACCTACTCTTGACGAAGAAAAGTTTGCTTCCCCCGCGCCCGCTGCCACCGAAACCGACCGGGAACAAAAACTGGCCGTACTTACTGCCGAGATTGAATCTACGGGTATACCCGCAGAAGACGCACAAGTGCAGGCCGAGCAGATGCTCGCCGCTCAGGAAGCTGAAAAACGCAAGGCTTTGGCCCCTCGCATCATTGAGCTGACGCGTGAACTCGTTGACAGCGGCATGGACCCCCAACAAGCCAATCAAACGGCTATCCAGCAAGCTACAGAGGAGGCACAAGCAGATGAACAAGCCGAACGCGAAGGCGCTGTTGGAAACGCGCCAACTGTCAGTTCCACAGATCGAACAGGCGCTGGAGTGGCTGGACAGCCCGGTGGCATCGCCCCCACCGCAGGAGCTGGAGTCACTAAGCCAAGTGGAGTGGTACCAACTGGATCGACTGCTGCAAGCACTGTGGCAGGAAAAGGCAAGCAGCCCAGTACATTGACGGTAAACGACCCACTTATCCGTGGGCAATACCGGGCACTGGCGGCGGAGGGCAATAGCCTTCAGGCTGTGGAAGAACATCGGGGGCGTGTCGGGACGGATAACCCGCTGGTAGCTGCGATCAAGAACATTACCAGCCCTATGTATGTGAGCCAAGAAGGGTTGCTGGAATCGTACAACTACGGTGTTGCCAACGGACGTTCAGATATTGCCAACGTGGCTGCGGCTATGTTGCAGGATAAATATGGCGTTGCTGTTCCCGCTGTCGCCGCTCCCAAAGCCAAGCGTGGCCGACCAGCTAAGTTGACTGAGGAAGAAAAGCAGCAGCGTGCCGAAGGTAAGAAGCCAGTCCAAGCTGCCAAGGCCAAAGCCGAGCGTTCCCTTATTCGACTGACCAACAAACTGGATGAGCTGGCTACACTGCCCGATGAAGGCGACTTTGAAACCGACGAAGACTACGAAGCCGCTTTGGCTGACCACCAAGCCCAGCGCCGCGAAGCCATCAAGTCTTTGTTGCAGTTGCAAGCGGACCCCTTGCTCCGGGGCACTATGCTTGGAGCACGCGTCAAAGCCGCTCTGGCCCGCCCTGACATCTCTGAGAAGGAAAAAGCTGATCTCAAAGCAGGTATAGAGGCGCAAAAGCGTGCGCAGGCTGCGGCGCAAGGTGATCGACCAAGCTCTTCTCGCGTGGCTAAGGGCACGCCCGACACCACATTTGGCAAATTTACCAACGGTATCCAAGCCCTGAATCACATCATCAAGACGGGCAACGCCTTTCAAAAGGCGCTCGGCAAGCGCTTGCGCGGGTTTGTGACCAACGTAAAGTTTGTGGTTATCGAAGAAGGCCAAGAGCTGCCAGCACAACTCAAAACCGCCAAGAACGCCCGCCACTGGGGTCGTTCGACTGCGCTGTACATTGAGAACTACAACACTGGCGACCGCGTAATCTACGTGCGCGGCGCGTCATTCGGCGAGAACCAAGGCATCAACAACCTGACCATCCTGCACGAGCTGCTGCACGCGGCCACCAACCGCAAGATCGTTCTGGCTATTGAAGCTATCAAGAAGGGCGCAAACCTTGACTCGCCTTTGGTCCGTTCAGCGGGCGATCTGCTACGCACTATGAACAGTGCCATCAGCACGTTCAATGACATGAATGTGAAGGGCCAACTGCCTGAGTACATCTCCCTGCTGGCTGATCGTGGTGAGGTTTTGGAAGACCCACGCGAGTTCATTGCGTACGGCATGACCGACCCAGACTTTCAGAAGTTCTTGATGCAAGCGCAAGGGTACGAGGAGGACACTTCGTACTTCAACCGCTTTGTGCGCGGTATCCGTGAGCTGTTCGGCATGGACGAGGACACCACCAACGCCTTCACCGATTTGATCGTCGTGACCGACACTATCCTGAGCACTCGCGCTCCGCAGTACCAAGCTCGCACTGGGGACCAAGTTAACGCTATGTTTGGCCCCGTTAAAGGCGTTGCAGATTGGGCCAAGGATATGTTTGGCGCTCGTAAAGACCCAGACGGCAACTCGGTGTGGGAAAACTTTGCCCGCTGGTTCGGCGGTAGCAAAGTGGTGGATGGCAAGGGCAAGCCGCTGGTGGTGTACACCGGTACGTCCAAGGATGTTGACTTCCCGAAGTTCCGAATCCCGCGCAATGGTGCATGGTTCACGACCGACCCCGCCAGCGCTTCGCAGTACGCGGTGGAGAACGACAGCCAAGACATTAAGTGGGAAGGTGGCCGCTATGTTGAAAAGAACACAGCATCGCGTGTCATGCCGGTTTATCTGCGCATTGAAAAGCCGTATACATTGACTACGGAAGAGCGTGAAATGCTGTTCAGGGCCGACAACTATAAGCGTGCCCAAGGTATTATTTTTGACCGCGCAAAAGCGCAAGGGTTTGACGGCGTTGATTTTGGGTATGGGATTTGGGTTGTCATCGGCAACCCCAACCAAATCAAGTCAGCTACCGGAAACATCGGAACTTTTAGCGAGACAAAAGAAGCTGTCTCGTCTATGTTTGGGTTTGGCAAGAAAGAAGAGCCAAAGGCTAGCGAGCCGCTGCCGGAAGAAACAACAGTCAAAGCTCGGCCAACTGCCAACGTGCAGCGTCTGGCCAAGATGCTCGGCTCTAAGCTGTACGGCACGCCGAAAGACATTGCGCTAGTCTCGATCAAAGAGTTGTTCCAAAACTCCTTCGACGCTATCAAAGGTTCGCTGGAGCAGGGGCAGTTGTCTAAGGGCCGGGTTGACGTAAAAATTGACATCGGCAACCGCTCTATCCGTATTGTGGACAACGGCCTTGGTATGCCGACCAGCGTGATGGGCAATCAGTTCTTGCAGATTGCTGGTACTGTCAAAGAGACAAAGCGTGCGTCCGGTGGTCTCGGCGTTGCCAAGATGCTGTTCCTGTTTGAGAACAAGCAGCTTGAAGTTGTGTCGCTGCGCGATGGTGCGATCTCTCGCATGACCACCAACGGTGATGACTTAAAAGCTGCGCTGGATGATCCAGACCGGGGGCCTAACATCGAAGTCACTAAAGACCCAGCGACCGTCCAGCGATACATTGAGACTCTGTTCCCTGATGGCCACGGCACTGCGGTTACTGTGACGATCCCTGAGACATTCACCAACGAGTCTACTGGTGAGCAGGAAAAGATTAACTTCGACGTTTGGGACCTCAAGAACGCTCCCGTGCTGGAGTACAGCCCGTTGTTCGGCGACATTGATGTCAACGTCGATTACGGGTACGGCCCAAATAAATTGCCGATCGGCTCCGATTTTCCGGTCAACGACTACACCCCGTTTGCAAACGTCAACTTTGCATGGGGTACTGCACGTATATACGTATCCAAAGAGAAGACAGACCCACCTTACAAGGGCAACACCCACGTACTGTCCAACGGTCTGTGGCAATTCGACACCTCGATCAAAGATCGCCCCGGCTACTCAGGCAAAAACATCAAGCGCACGTTCTACGTAGACGTAACCCCTGCCGAAAACGTCAGGCCAGAAGATGCTGGGTATCCGTTTGATTTGAACCGCCAGAACTTCTCGGCTGTGGCCAAGGATGACTTCGGCAAAATCTTCAACTACATCACTGCCATTTACAGCCAGCTTGATCTGGCTGCTGGTGTCAAAAACTTCGGCACGGTGCAGTACGTCAATACCGATGGATCACTGACCAAGGCAGAAACACTGGAGCCAAGTACCCCGCCAACTGACAACGCATTCACACTGCTCAAGCCCGGCGACCAAGTAGAAGTGCGTGACGGCGTGCTGTATGTGAACAACCGCGCACTGCCTGAGTTGACTGCCAAAGACTTGGAGAAGACAAGCATCCGTATTGACGAGTTGACTATTCCGCAGAATGAGATTGACTCAACCAAGGTCATGATCCATGACAACACAGTGGCAAGTACAAGTACGGGCGTAGTGTCTGAAGAAGACGCGAAAAAAGCACTGACTGATTTTGTTGCGCTTGATCCAGCTTTCTCTTCGTTGACTGATTTGGGTAATGGGCGTTATTGGTTGACTCGTTACTCAAGCAGTCCGGCTGGCAATTCTATTGCTAACAGCAGGGGTACGCCTACGGAGCTTGTCAAAATGCTCCAAGAAGAAGGCGTAGCAATTAACGTCCCTACTGGCACGCCTCAGTCTTTGTCCGATCTTGCACGCGACACATTCGGCGCTGCTCGGGTCAACAAGTACATGGCGGCGATTGGCGAGACGTTCCACCTGTTGCGCGATGCTTTGCTGTCGGTTGATAGTTCGTACGCTGATATGTCTACTCAAGCCTTTGGTGTGAGTATTGACAACGAGTATTACGGCGTCAGCATCATGGTGCCGTTCAAGGGCATGTTCATCAACCCGGCTACGACTGACCTGCGCGACACCCCTGCGCAAGTTGCAGTGTCTATGATCGGCACGATGGTCCACGAAATGGCCCACTACAGACAACGCAACCACGGTGGTAGCTTTGCGTCTGAGATGCAGAAAATTATGACGCTGCTTGACACGCACCCGTCTTTCGATTTACAACAGGCTAAAAAAGACCTTACCAAGCACATCGCAGACAACGATGACATCTTCCAATTTTTAAACAAGGAGTTCCGCAGTGGAAATCTCAAACCTCGTGGCAACCGCTTCCAAGACGCTAGCTACCAACAAATCGGAGATGAAGGCACTTCTGAGCCAATGGAAGGCGAACGCGCAGAAGGACAAGGAGGACCCGGCGTACAAGCAGGGGTTGGACCAAGCGCTCAAAGTGTTGGACAAGTCAGCCAGCCTGCCGGAGCTGGTGGCGAAACTACGGAGGCTGGAAACGCAGCCCGCAGCCAGCAACAGCTAAACCGTTCGGTAAAAGTCGCAAGTCATAAATTTGATGAGTCCCAAAGCGGGGAGGAATACTCCAAAGCTGTGTCACTGCTTCAGATGGCACAAGACCCCCGCAAGCTCGTTCCTGTTATCCGCGACTTGTTTCAGCGCATGAACCTTGGCGCACGTACGGCGCTAACGTACGTGATGACCACTGACTTCATGGCCGAGCTGGCTTCAAACAGCGTACCCGAACTGCTCAATACCCAGAAGCTGATGCAGCAAATGAGCGGTATGACCCAGACGCTCCTAAAAGCTGCGGGGGACTTGACCAACGACATTTCTCGTGCGTTCCGCAAGGACCCAACCCTGCGTGCCAAGCTGGATCAGATTACGCACGTAGCAACACTTGCTGAGTACGACCCTGCGGACAAGTCTCAAACTGTTCGCAACAAAAAGCTCGACCAAATGTACGCCGACCTTGGTTCCGAGGGGCAGCGCGTCTACAACCGGATTAAGAAGCATTTTGAAGTCCTGTCAAATTACTTCTCCAAGCTGTTGGACGATCAGATCACTCAGTCTGGTTTGCCAATGGCCGAGCAGGCCAACCTGATTAAAAAGATCAGAGCCGTCTACGAGACCGGTAGCAAGATCACACCATACTTCCCACTGGTGCGCCGTGGTGACTTCTGGTTGTCGATTGGCAGTGGTGAGACCCGCAAGTTCTTCATGTTCGAGAGCATGGGTGAGCGTGACCGCGCCATGCGAGGTTTTGCCGACGAGAAAGTGAAGCAAAAGCCCGGTGAATCCGCCGCTGCGTTTGAAAAGCGCCGTGCTCAGAACATGCAGGACTTGCTGGAGTCGGAAGACTTTGTTTACGGCAATGACATCAGTTCACTGCGCCGCACCACAGTCGGCAATAGCCAGCTCTTGACCGGTGTGTTTGGGGAGATCGACCGCGTTGGTGCGGGTACGCAGTTCACCCCCGAGGCCAAAGAGCAGCTCAAGGATGCGGTATACCAAATCTATTTGCAGACAATGCCCGAGCAGAGCTTCCGTAAGCAGTTCCTTCACCGTAAAGGCTTCGCTGGTTTCCGTACCGACTTGCTGCGCAACGTGGCCGACACGACCACCAAGATGGCAACTCAACTTGCCCGGATCAAGTACGCTCCCCTCCTGCGCAACTCGCTATCTCAGGCCCGCGATTCGATTAAGAACCGGCCAATGTACGAGCCCTACGTTGCTGCGTTTGAACGTCGTGTATCGGATGCACTGTCGGCTGGTAAGCCATCTATGGCTGAGAGCATTGCAGGCTGGACTAACAAGCTGTCCTTCATCTATTACTTGGGTGGTGTATCTTCCGCCATGCTTCAGCCGTTGAGCTTGTTCCAGACCGGCATTCCTGTGCTGATGAAGTATGGCGTCAGTAACGCCTACGCCGAGATGGGCAACATGCTCAAGGTGTGGAAAGAGTTCGGCGCTATGAAGAAGAACGCCGATGGTACTTATTCATGGGTGGCACCGTCTATTGAGAACACCACTCGCAGCGCGGACGAGCGCCGTGCCATTAAAGACATGCTGGGTCGTGACATCACCACGTCCACTTACGCACGCGATGCGCTGGACTACAAGGCTACGCCTACTGACGCTATCCCTTCCCCCAAGGTGCAGTTTGCCAAGGACACGGTTGGCGCATTGGTGCTCGGCGGATTGATGCACTCGACTGAACGCCTGTCCCGTGAAGCCATGTTCCTTGCAGCGTACCGACTGAACCGCAAAGCAGGTCGAGATCACGATACCTCAGTGGACAATGCTGTTAACGATACGAACGAAGCCCTTGGTAACTATGGCCAGTACAACCGGCCTGACTTTATGACGGGCGCTCCGGGCAAAGTGCTTACGCAGTTCATGATGTACCCCGTGTATATGACTTTGTTCTTGGGTAAGAACCTTGTTGAGATGGTCAAGCCTATGAATGGGCGCACTCGGTTTGAGGCGGTCAAGAAGTTCTTTGGCACTATGGGCCACACTTGGATACTCGGCGGCGCAGTTGGTCTGTGGAACTTTAGTACGGTCATGGGTTTCCTCGGCGCTATGTGGAACTCCCTCAAGGACGACGACTGGCCAGAAGAAGTCAAGAACATGAGCTACGAATTGTGGTGGCGCACTGTCTGGCTCAAGGAGCAGCTTGGTGGTACTCAGATTGCTGGATACGATCTTGCCGACATCATTGAACGCGGCCCCGTCAACGCCCTTACCGGTGTGGACATCTCCAGCCGCGTGAGCTTGAACAACATGTGGATGCGGGATACCAAGGAGACTGCGACTCTCCGAGCAAGCGCGGAAGCCATGGCAATCGAGAAAGCTGGCCCAACCGCCAACATGATCCTGTCTTGGGCTGATGCGTACGATGCGTTTATGCAGGGCGACTACAAGAAGGGTGTACTTAAAGCTGCCCCCGCTGGTTTCCGCAACTGGATCAACGCTGCTAACTATTACAAAGAAGGCGCAAAGGACAACAAAGGCGCTGAGATTCTGTCCCGCGATGCTTTCACCACGGGCGAGTTGATTTTCCAAGCTGTCGGTTTCCGTTCAGACCTGCTTGCAAATACGCAGTACGTGACGTTCAAAGTGATTGGCCTTGAGCAAAAGATTCTGAACGAGCGGGCCAAGATCATGGACAAGATGGACCGTGCGTACCGGGAGCAGAACTTTAAGGAGTACACCGACTACTACGCGGACATGAATAAGTTCAACCGCAAATACCCCACGTACGAAATTACGACTGACAACCTTGTGGAATCCTTGGAGCGCCGACAGGAGCAACGTGGAAAGTCTTTCCGGGGTGTTACGTTGACCGAGAAAAACGTGGGGCCATTCGCAGAAACTCTGCTCCCCTCTCGGATTGCAGCGGACAAGCGCGAGGAAAAGAACCGCCAGAAATGAAAAAACCCCCCGGCGCAAACCGGGGGGTAAACCAATCAACTCAAGGAAAAACACTGGAACCACTCACCAGCGCCTCCAGTGTAATTTAGACACGCCAAACGCGCAAGCCCTTTATGCCATCTTCGACCACCACTTTGCTGACAGTCTTTAATTTAAGGCGTTTGGTGACCACGGCCAGCGTTTGTCTAGCCGCTTCGTGGTCAATGCAGGGTACAAAAAATGAGTACCCCCGCCTGAACTTTTTCCAGTCAATCTGAAACGCTATTGTTTCGATCTTCATCTTGATTCAGGTGCATATCCATTTGCAAAAACTCTGAGGAGGAGGCATCGAACTTCAACACCCGGACAGCTGGAGAAACCATCTTCATGCCCTTGGACATACGCTTGTTCATGGCCTCAACAAAGCAACCCATCTGCTGAAGCTCCCGTAAGGTGCCCTTGTAATTGATCTGCTGACGTACACAGAAGTCTTTGAAGGATTTGGCTGCGATGTACAGCCCTTTGGTATCGGGCTCGTAGCGGATCATCAGCTCACCACGGGGCTCCAGCAGGGGGAGTGCCGACAGATTGCTTCGGGCATCTACTTCGCCGTTCACTACCAAGGCGTTTGAGATGTGGGCGTTGATGAACTCACCGACTGCGGTGATCGGCGATGCTTGCGGGGGCTTCACTTCGTGCCGCATTTCACTGAGCATACGCTTGAGCCACTCGTAAACAGCTTTCATGTCAAAGTCGTGCAAGCCAAGGCTCTTGGCGATCAGGCCACCAGCAATGTTGCAAGCGGCAACACCGGACCAAAACCGTTCGCGCTGAGTGAACTGGACTTCCTTGTCGATACGAGCCTGAACTTGGCGCATCAGGTCCACTGCTTCTTCCTTGTTGTTCACCAACCACTGCGCATAAACCTCCATTGCGTGGCCATAATTCTCACGCAGTTGATGGTCAAACATCTGCTTGCCCTGCTCCATGGGGATAATGTTGTTGTGGTCTATCCGGTACTCAAGCAGACGCATTGATTCGCCGTCTGGCGAACTCTTGGCCACACCGAGCTTTTCGTAAAAGCTGGCGTTAGATGAGCACAGGCTGATACCTTGCCATTTGGTGTTGTTGATGCGCAGTTCGTTGGTTGAGCCCTTCATCTTCTCTTTGCCCCGGCCTTGACTGATGCTGTACGCCAGATCGGAGAATTCCATGCCGCTCATGTTTGTGATCTCGTCAATCGTGTTGGCGAGGTTGTTCATTACACCGAGCCTATGAATCTTGGCGTTGAACGTGTCCTTGAACATGGAGGTCAATTCTTTCGGTTCACCGCTCACGCTGTTGCACATATACAAAGCTGTGGACTTGCCCGAGCCTGACTCCGGGGAAATGACGTTGATGATCGCGCCTTCTAATCCAGTGAACTTGAGCAGTGGGGAGCCGAACGCTGTGAGTGCGGCGAATGCGTGAGGTTCCATCCCCGGCAGGGCGTAGAGGTTGAAGACCTGCTTCCACTTGTCAAATTCACCCTTGACGTGAATCTTTTCTGCGGCATCTTTGTTGGTGCTGGACGGTGGGCTGTAAAACACCCCGTCCTTTGTAATCTCGCGGTCGCCGAGGATGAACTTACTGTCACCATCGGTCCAGCCAAATTGGGTTCTCATAGTCTCTGCTTTCTTTACGTACTGCAAATTTTTAATGAATGACACGACAAATGAAGCAAGGTTCTCGTATTGCTTGTGGTGTGCCACGACCCCTTGGTGGGCCAACTGCTTGCGCAGATCATCTTTTGCAGAAATGGATGCGGTTGAAATGCTGAACTCACGTACGCCATCGTGTGGTAGGTGTAAGCGGAACAGCGCGACTTCCCCAATCTCAGGGTCTTTCATGCGCTTGACCACGTACAGGTCATGCTCGTACACCAACGCCGGTTCGTCTTCCTCTTCAGAGGCTCGACGGTATATGCCGCCTTTTACACCCCGGAAGAACGGATACGGATACTCAGGGATTTGGTAGCGCGTCTCTTCGCCAGTCTCCTCATCGGCGACCACAAGCTCGTTGTCCTCTGGGTCGGCTTCTTCGATCTCCAAGCCAAGCACGATGGGGGATTTGATTTTGCCCTTGTGGGGGCAGTTGTCACAGCCGCCGGGATTGCGCTCTTCAAAAGTCGTGCAGTGGTGTGGGCCACCACGCTTGCGGATGTTGCGCAGTTTGTTATCGACTTCTGCCGGGTCGTAGTCCGGGTACTTGTTCGACATTTTGTGCGCAGCTTTGTCGCCATCTACGCAGAACGCGGTAATGGACAACGCAGATACCCACAACGGTTCATCAATCGTGTGTTGATTGGCAAAGCAATGGTTGAGTTGCGCACAGCCTTCTTCGCCTTTCATCATGATGGTGGTGAACTTCTTTACTTTGTTCTCCATCAGGGCTTCCATCATCGGGCTCATTGAGCGCGGGATGAAATCAGGCACATCACTGTTCAAGTCGGTTGTTGGTGCCGGGGCACCGAGCAGGTTGCGCAGTACCTCGTAGTCCATGGGGGTGGACTTCTCGTTCCACATCCCAACCGGTTTGGGCTCGGCCTTGAAGTTGAAAGAGTTCAGTGGGCGCAGTACGCGTGATGCCTCAAAGACTCGTTCGTCAACAATAAGCCCGTGCTCTTTGCACAGTTGTTTTAGGCGCTTGGCCAGCGGGGTCCACTCATTCCGAGTGAGAGTGCGGTCAAATAGCCAGTAAGCGTGAATCCCGTTACCAGAATTCACCAGCAGTGGTTTGGGTAGGTTGGTGGTTTTGCAAAATTTCTGGAACTCAGTGAGCCCCGTACTTTGGTCAATGTAACCTTCGATCTTTCCTTTGGAGTTGGGCACACCTTTTGTTGGGCCGCAATCTATGTCCATCCACAGTGAGCGGAAGTACGTTGCGTTTTCATGTGTCCTGTCATTCAGCGGACCAAATTTAGCGCAAGCAAAGTACGCGTCTATCTTGTTGCTGACAAACTCTTGGATGATCTCCTCGGCTTCTTCCCTTGTATCTGCGAAACGCTGATCCGTATACCGACCAATACCGACTACGCAATATCGCCCTTCCGTGGGCAACACGGTATCAAGTAGGTCAAAGCTGGACATGTTTATTTCTGTTTGTTGTGGCGGCTCTTGATACTGCGCATGTACTTCTCGATAGCGGCGTGAGTGTCTGGGTGGGGCACGGAGTCCCCTTTGAACCAGTTGTAAACGGCCATGCGGCTGACTCCAAAGAAATCAGCAACATGGCTTACGCTTACGCCTTCAAGAATACATGCACGGCCCAAGGCTACGCCCAGAGATTTGATGTTGGCCTTTTTGTTGGCGTACACCAAGCTCTGGCTGTAACCATAGCTCATGTTTACTCCTCGTCAGACCATGCGGCGACCACAGAACCCAAGTCCTTCTTCACAGTCGGAGCGGGGGCTTCAGCTTTTTTGCTTTCGCGTTTGGTTGGCTCTGATACGGCATCATCGGCTGTTACAGGTGCGGCAGCTTTTGGCGCAGGGGCAGGGGCTGGCGCTCCCAGCTTAGGGGCTCGGCCAGACGCATCCGCTTGGTACGGAGTCATCAGGACCATCTTCTGCACTTCAGGCTTTGCCGCCACTTCGCTAGTCACAGCGTACTCAGCCTTGTTGATGAAACGCGCAGGGGTAAACAACACCGACTGGTTGTCGTTTTCTTCGTTGAAGCTGATGGTGGTAACCACGTAGTCCAAGCTCTTGCCGTTGTTGGCGAGGTACTTGGTGTAGTTGCCGAACGTGTGGGTGTTGTCAGAGGTGCTGTCACCAAACAAAGACTTGGAGGCCAAGTTCATCTGGTAAATTTCGCCTTCCAAAGAAGTGCCAAAGTCTTCTTCCAATACCATCGCAATGCGCTGGCTGTAACGGCAAGCCTTGGAGTTACCCATGCCTGAGCCCTTGATGTTTTGCTGGCAGCTATCGCAGCGGTCGGACTGCACATTGGCAGAACCTGCGTCTGGAAGATTGCCGTCATTGCTGAAGCAATCAGGTGCGGTAGGCTCGGCATCGGGGGTCCACTGCTTTGCGTAAAAGATGCGGCCAACTTTGGGGGATGCGTTCACGATGATGGCATTGATATTGCCCTTCACCTTGCCCATTTCCTCACCACCGACTACCTTGCGGAAGATGCCGTTCTTCGGCACGATACGCTTGACACCGGTTTTACCCGCGAGAGATTTTGTAAGATCACTGACACCTGCTTGTTGCAGAAAGTCGGGGAGGTCTTGATTCAGGAGCGTGATATTGCTCATCTTAATTTCCTTTGGAACGTCTAACAACCACGGAGTATGAATTTTCCACGTTGACCCCGATGGGGAACGTGTCGGGATTCTCAGAAAGAAACTCCTTCAAGTGTGTCTGATGAAGTCTCTTTTCTAACAGGCCAAATGCACTATGTTCTTTGATGAACTGATACATCGAATCCCAATCATTCGTCCAGTACCGTGACTTTACGGAACGGATGATCGTGCCATGTGGGGTGCGAACGCTGTCGGCGTTCATTTGCTTGCAGACTTCGAGCATCTCGGTCTCGATGATGTTCATCTGCTCTTCAAGTTCTTTTTCTCGGGCCTCGGCCTCACGGCGCATGTCGTCCCGTTTGTCGCGCATCTTGAGGTAGATGGCGGTCAGTTTGTCGAGGTCTACTTGGGGGGAATCTTGCCCCTGAACTTCTTCGTCCATGTTTTTTCCTTGGTTGGGAGTGCTACTCTAACACAACTCTTTACAGTGTCAAGTAGTTTCTTCGGAAATTTCTTTTTGGTAAAGATCAATAATTTCTTTATGCCCCGCCACGTTGTTCTGCAACATCTTGTACAGGCGGGTCTCGACTTGGCTTCCACAAATGTGAACGATGGTCATGGGGTTGACCTGACCGGGGCGGTCAATACGTGCATTGGCTTGCAGGTACGTTTCAACGCTGGTACATGGAGCGTACCAAATGATTGTGTCGGCGGCAGTAAGGGTAAGCCCGTGGGATGCGGCTTGCGGCTGGATGATCAGAACCTTGGGGTTGGGTTGCTCTTGGAACTGCTTGACCACATCCGACCGCTTGTTTACCGACACGCCCCCGTTGATAATTTCACAGTCCACGCCGTTCTTTGTTAGGTGCTTCTCAAGTAGCATGATCGAGTGAGTGAACGGCACAAAGATCAATACCTTGTTACTGCACTCGTCAACAATTTCCTGCACCACGTTGAGTCGGTTGCTCACGTCAAAGTCCACCACCTCACCCGTGTCGGTGTACACGGAGCCGCATGAAATCTGGAGCAGCTTGTTAATCTGCGTTGCGGCGTTGACAGCGGAGATTTCTTCCCCTGCCGCTTCGATAAGCATCTCCTTCTTCAGTAGTTTGTAGAAGCCAGTCTGTTGCGGAGTTAACGGGGCATCGCGCTCAACAAACGTCGATGGGGGCAGGTCGATACACTGGCGTTTTTCAAATCGGATCGCAGGTTGCAACACAGTGTGTACCGTGTGCTTTGCAGTTGGTTTGGGAATCCAACGGTATTGGCTGACCTTATCCATCACCATGTCTTTGAAGTGCGTGAAGAATAGCGGTACACCCTTGGGGTTGACCAGCTTTGCCAAACCGTAAGCATCGGCAGGGGATTGAGCGGCGGGGGTGCCCGTCAACATCCATAGGCCCTTGATAACTTTTGTTAGGTCTCGCAGGTCTTTCCAACGGCTTGTCTGTGCGTTCTTATACGCAGACGCTTCATCGACCACGATGAGATCAAACCCACCGTTGATGATCTCGTCTTTGACAATACCAACTCCGTCAAAGTTGATGATGACAAACTCGGCCCCAGCGTTGATGATTTCCTTGCGCTTACGTGCATTGCCGTAGGCGACAGAGACTGTGCGGTGCAGTGCAAACTTAAATAGGTCACCCTGCCAAGCGGACTTCATGATCGACAAGGGGCAGATGACAAGCACTCGGCGTATGAGGCCGAGGTTCATGAGGTAATCAACGGCCCAGATCACTGATGCGGTTTTGCCGGTGCCTTGCTCGTTGAAGCAAAACGCCTTGCGGTTACTAATCAAAAACTCTGCTGTTGACTTCTGATGTACGAACGGAGTGAACCCGTGAGGACGGGGCCACTCATACTCTGATAAATTCATTTTCTTCCTTTGGTTTTAGTCTAACTTTCAATCTGGCGTGGTCGCTTTCAAGCAACTGGGCATCGTGCATACGTTCAAACATCGGGTTGAGGTCTCCGTTGTCCTCAAGTTCCCACCAGTCTACCCAGCGTCTGCCGTAAAGCAAAAGCCAGCGGTGCTCGTCCGTCATTTCTTCCGTTCCTTTGTGCTGGTCTCGGTCACCAGCTTGTGGTTGCTGTTGCGTTTGAACGAACGGTTCTTGGCCGCGCTTTCGATACGCACACCATGTCCGTTGGTTCCACCTTTAGATAGAGCCTTGACGTGTGCAACATCTTTGCCTTCGCGGATGTCAGCTTTTCCGTCCTTGTCTCGGTCGGGGTGCTTTTTGTCAATGGTCTCTCGCGCACGTTGGCGCTCGGCTCGTGCTGGCCCTTCTCCTCGGGCTTTCTGTAAATCGTATTCATGTTTGTAGGGGCGGGGGGTTTTGGTGTAAGGCATTTCAACTCCTGTTGTATTCGCACTGCTTCACGGAGCAGAACTTGCACAGTGGCCCTTGGATGGGGTTCCACACCCCATTTTCCAACGCCGCCTCGATTCGCGCAACATCCCGAGCAGGTTTTTCCACGTACTTGGGCACCATCGCGGCGTGGTGCTCCGCTTTGACAAACTCTTTACTTACAACGAACAAGAGCGCCGACTTGATGCGCTCGATCTGGGGGAACTTGGCAAAGATGCCAGTCGCCACCAAGTCCAACTGCTTCACGTCCGCGTACCGCGCACTCTTGCTGGTTTTGTAGTCCACAGAGTAGGCCAGCTTCTTTTCCTCATTGATCACAACCAAGTCGGCAATGCCATGCCACCAGACGTTCGGTGCGTGGAACTCACACGCTTCCAAGTCTTTGGTGAAGCCCAATTGCATTTCGCAATACTTATCGCCGGGGATTGCCTTGAGGTTGTCTAACGTCTCTTGCATATACGCAAACTGAGGGGGAACTGGTTTATCGTCACGAATGTATTCTTCCGCAACGGTGTGGGCCGACTTCCCGTACAGTGTGGCCGTGGTGTCCGGCTCGACAATATCCTTGGCAATCTTGGTGTGGTAATACTTCTTCGGACATTGCTGGAATGTCTTCAGGCTACTAAACGACCAGACAATGCTCATGTGTTGAGTCCTTTCAAAATCAGCAGGGTTGTGAGTGCTTGCGTAAGCGTTTGGTCCTCGGGCACGATGAACATCTCGCTGGTCCAGTCAGGCCCGTGATTGTTGGGCTTGTACGTAGAGACTTCCAAGATGCGCCCGTTCATCGCCTTCATCACGCCGATACGAAACGAGGGGGTCGAATCACTGCGGACGCTTTCGCACCTGCTAACTTGTGGTGTCATCCCCAGTGTGTCGTTTTCCCGCAACGCCCATTGGATTACTCGGTTGATCAGTTTTCTCATCAGCAGTCTCCGTAGCTTTTACCAGAACCAGATTCACAGTTGAGTGGAAGCTCTGGCCCCCACTGCGGACGTATGCGCATACACAGCTCAACATACTCGGTGCCGCGCTCGACTTCACCCTCGGGCACGATGCAAGCGATCGCGTCATGCACCGTCATGACCACTTGGTACTTCTTCGCAACCAGCAACATCTGATCGCCGATCACAATCCGAGCAAGGGCTTGGCATACGTTCTCCACCACCTTGCCACCGTAGATGCGGTTGGGGATTGTAGCCTTGCCCTTCTTGGTGTCGTACACGTATTCAGGCTTGCCGTCCTCCTCGTTGGTGGACCAACGCAAGTTGGGGTAGCGCAGGTACAAGCCGTTGGGCAACAGGATGCCAGCTTTGCCTTCGATTTTCAAAAGCCCGTTTCGCCCCAGCTCGGTGTACTGGTCGCCGATGATGGCCCCAAGGATGCCCCCTGCGGCCTTCCACAGCTCGGTTATCTTTGGGTACGTGCGGCGGTAGGTGTCGATGATGCGTTTGGCTTCATCAATCTCAATGGATACACCGAAATTTTTAAGTTGGGCTTGGAACTTCGTAGCACCCATGCCATAACCCGCGCCCAAGATTGTTGTCTTGCCGACAAAGCGTTCGTCTTTTGTGATCTCTTCGATTGCCTTGCCATAGATAGCAGAAGCCATGATTTTGTAGACATCTTCACCCCTATCAAACGCATCAACGAGATCGTCTTGCCCCGCAAGCCATGCTAACGTACGCGCTTCAATCTGCGATGAATCCGAGTCGATCATCAAATACCCAGTGGGGGCCAAGATCGAGTATTTCAGCGGGGATTTCCTCGGCAGGTTTTGCAGGTTGAGTTTGTCATCACCACCCCAGCGTCCCGTGTGGGCCGCGTAGTACCGCAAGGGAACTGGCATAGGTCCGCGCTTGGCAATGCCGATGAACCGCTCG